TCTGTGGCAGCTTGCGATCAAACACTATCACACCACCGCAGTGTTTTGATAGGCAGCGTTTCTTGCCCATTAACTTTTTCTCGATCCTGCTAGCTTCTTCTGGATCTACTCCCAGTTTCTCATAATCGATATCGCGCGGCAACCTGCCTTTGGCTCCCAATCTCTTGGCTGCCTCTCTGCGGGCCGAGCGCTCTTTATACATCACATAGTTGGAAATACGGGCAGTGCGACCAGGCCAAGCATCAAAGATCCGCTGCATGGCCAGTTCTTGTTGATGATGTGGAACATCAATGTCCACGTCCGGGAGATCATCACGGAAAGGATTCAGGAACCGTGCAAGAGGGATGCACCACTCGATGGGATCTACATCGGTTATGCCCATGAGATAGCACACCAGGCTTGATCCGGCGGATCCGCGTGTCATGTGTGGTATGTCTGAGTTGAGATCCAGCACCCTGCGGATCTTGAGGAAGTAGTCTGCGAAACGCTGATTGATTATGATTCCAAACTCTTCTGCCAATCTATCCTGGTATTCTTGTTCTTCCGGACAGGGCCTGCGGAATTCTGCCAGCAAAGATTCTATCTGTTGTAATTCTGTCGCCATAATCGGTGCCTTTAAATATGCCTGTGCAGATATTTAACCTGTCCAAAAGCTCGATGCCAATAAATAACAAAAAGGTACTGACTGATGCAAAAACGCACCCGTAGCATACTGGAAGAACTGGATGCTATCCACACAGAAAGATATGCTGATCGTGATCGGCGCTACATCATCGAGAGCCGCGCCTCCAACGTGATAGCATCGGCCATACGGCTGGTAGAACAGATCGAGGCCGCCTATCCTGAGGATCAGGCCGAAAACTTGGTGCGCAAGCTGCTCAACGCCATACGCATGAAGGACGCAAGAAAATTTACCCGCACAGTGAGACGCACAGATGCAGATATTTGAGATAACCCAACCCCGCGATATCATCCAAGAAGCACCGCCACGGCCCGTGCCCCCGCGGGCCGCTGCCCTGAAACAGCGCCGCCAGACCATGGCGCAGAATCCCACCACCGTGGCACAGGCACAGCAACAGACCGGAACCGCTGGTGCCGCTTCTGCTGGTGCCGCTTCCGCTGGTGCCGCTCCCGCCGCCGCAGGACAAGGATTCCTGGGCAGAGCAGTACAGGCCACCAAGGCTGCTTTTGGAAATCAAGGTGCCCAGGCAGCGCAGAACACTGACATGCTGGCCAAGGCCATGCTCAAGCAGTGGAACACCAAGGCCGCGCAGCTGGCCAACGCCGCTGCCGCCTCCGGCGCAGGCACGGTATCGGACCAGGAATACAAAGATCAGCTGGAAGATTTCGTGGAAAAGAACATGCTGCAGAAACAGATCGACGAACTGGATCCTATCAGCACACAGCGAATGAACCAGATGATCACCAAGGTTGTGGCAGCCCGCAATGACGCTCGCCAGCTGGATCAGGCCTTCCGCGACATGGCCAAGATCACTACCACCGCTAGGATGGATCCTAGCCTCCGCCGATTCGGAAGAGGCGCAGCAGCTGCCACTCCTGCTGCCGCAGGTCAGGCAGGCGCGCAACAAACTCCAATGCTATCCGCAGCCCAACTTGTGGGCAATGCGACCAAGGTTCAGGACATGATGACGTATTTTGGCGGTCCACAGCAGATACAAGCCACTGGCAACGCCAAGATCGACGATTTCCTCGGAAAATTGGGCATGCGACTACGGCCATGATCATATCCGAAGGCGGCAATGTGTTCAAGGACGAGCAAGGCCAGCCACTCACCCAGCGCATCAATCTCGCCGACATCCGCCCCACCGTGGCCTGGCTGGAGACCATCACGGATCTGCCCCTGCTGGACAACATGCTGGGCACCACAGGTCTCAAGCCCTCATCGGGTGATCTAGATCTTGCCATTGACTCCACAAAAGTAGACAAGGAACAATTTTTCCAAAAACTGTCCGGCATGGTACAGCAACGTGGTGAAGATCCGCGTGGCTGGGTCAGGAAGTCTGGAACCGCTGTGCATCTGCTCACGCCCATCGGTGGCCAGGCCGGTCGGGGTTTTGTGCAGACCGACTTCATGTTCCTGCCCAAGCCGGAGTTCTCGAAATGGATCCTGCGTTCAGATCCGCAGTCAGACTACAAAGGTGCCACTCGCAACATCCTGATCAATTCCATGGCCAAGAGCCTGGGCTACAAACTGAACCAGATCGCAGGCATCGCGGATCGAGACACCAATGAGCTGATATCAGACGATCCTGACGCCATAGCTAAAATGCTGCTGTCGCCTGCGGCCACCCGCGAAGATCTAGCATCAGTGGAACGCATCCTGGCAGCTTTAAAAACAGATCCCAAAAAGGATGAGAAACTCGCAGACTTCCGCGATCACATGCAGCGGGCAGGCACACCCCTGGATGAAAGCATGGGCTATACTGATGTGAACTGGATGGCACGACTCCGAGACCGGATCGTGAACCAAGGCATGCAGCCCATATTCGAGGGAGTGCGCATAGAACATCCTGAAGACATGGTGCTGGACTCCGGCAGCCGTGGGCTACAGCAGGCACTGGACGGAATCTTGGCCACGGCCAAAAATCCCCAAGACACCACAGTGAAGTGGGATGGTCGCCCCGCCATCATCTTCGGTCGCAAGCCCACGGGCGAATTCGTGCTCACAGACAAGAGTGGTTTCCTGGCCAAGGGCTACGACGGTCTGGCCACTTCTCCCGAGCAGATCGAGCAGATCATGGCCGCCCGTGGCGGTGATCGCGGTGGTCTGGTGGCTCTGTACAAAAAACTCTTCCCCATACTGCGCCGTGCTGTGCCACAGGATTTCCGTGGCTACATCCAGGGCGATCTCTTGTGGGCTGACCAACCACCCGTTGTGGCGGGTGCCTACGAGTTTACACCCAACACAGTGAAATATCGCGTGCCCCAGGATTCAGAGCTGGGACAAAAGATCGGCTCAAGCGCAGTAGGCGTGGTCATACACACTGCCCTGGCCGAACCTGGTGCACCTGCTGAACCTATCCGTGCTGCCGCGCTCACAGACTCACCTGGCCTGCTGGTGTTGGATCCCAGCCTGCGCGAACCCCGGAAGATCCAGCTCAGAGACAAAACAGTACAAGATGTACAACAGATTATCTCTCAGTACGGTGCTGCCATAGATCAACTGTTCAATCCCCAGGAACTGCGCGCTCGTAAAATCACGGATCTGCCACAGCTGATCAAGCAGTATCTCAACAGCCGGGTGCGGTCACGTGACTACTCAAATCTCGTATCGGGCTTCGGCGAATGGGTGCAGCAACGAGCTCCTGCCAAGGCGCCAAGGATCTTTGAGTGGGCTACTGAGAACCGACAGGCCGTGGCCGCTGTGTTCCAGGCCTTTTTAGACATCTCTGCGCTGAAAAACGACTTAGTGCGCCAGCTGGATAGCCAGGCACAAGATGTGCAGGCATCTGTAGACGACGAACCCGGACATGAAGGCTATGTGGGCCAGGGCATGAAGTTCGTGGATCGCATGCGATTCTCGGCTGCCAACTTCGCAAAGAACAATCCAGAACTAGTCTAGCAGGTCATCTTTTTTGGCCCAGATGGTAAATAAAAGCAGAGGCCGAGCCTCATATATTAAGGAGAAATAAAATGGCTGTATTCAATCCATTCAACGGTGATGCTCAACCAGTATTCGCGCTTGACATCCAAAACGGTTCACAGAACGGTAACATCGGTTCTACCGCTGCTCTCGTGCAGCCCCAGGGTCCCAAGCTGGACTTCTTCGCTGTGGTCGTGCAGAACAGCTCGCAGCAGAACATCGATCTGCGTGACGAGCTGGGCAACTACTCCGGTGGCGGCACAGTGTTCAATCCTGGTCTGGTGCAGATCATCAACGAGAACATCCAGCAGACTGCTACCATCGCCATGTATCAGGTAGAAGGCGCTGCCAACGGCCAGATCTCGTATGCCCTGTATCCCACTGGTGCCTACACTGCTGCCTCACTGCAGGCCCAGATCCGCGCTATCACCAACGGCGGTGCTGCTGGCAACGTGCAGATCACTTCTTCGTCTGGTGTCACAACCGGCGTGAACGTGGAAGGCACAGACGTCACCAACGTTGGTTTCAAACTGGCTACTTCTTAATCAAGTCAGTGTATCAAACAACCCCGGATTTGTTCCGGGGTTTTTCTTGGCCGTTAAATACGCACACTATGACTCCTATGCCCGCATGGCCAGTGATGATGTATGACTTCCAGTGGCCCGAACACGATCAATACCAAGAAGCGTTGAAACAGGTCTGCCGAGATCTCGAGCACACCAACAGCCACAGTGGCGTAGCACCCGGTGCCAAGCACGGCCTGTACGAAAGCGGATTCAACTTCTGTGATCAGGACCATCCTGCTGTGGCTGCCTGGACTGCCTGGGCCAAGCAGTGTGTGTTTGAATCCGCGGTACACTCCTGCGGCGCGCATTGGCCACAGGGAGTAAGCGTGATCGTGGAGTTTCATGAGTCATGGTGCCACATCACTCGCGACGGCGGGTATCACGATGTACACATACATCCCAATTCATCTTGGTCAGCCATATATTATCTGGACTGCGGCGACATGAGCATACCCAATCGCAACGGTGTGAATCGTTTCTTCCGTCCCTACAACACCAGCTATACCGATGCTGGCCAAGCCTGGATGACGGCCAACACTACCATCGACATTGTGGCCGAGCCTGGACAACTGGTGGTATTTCCATCTTGGATACAGCACTCAGCTCTACCTTACCGTGGTGAGAGAGAACGATATGTACTAAGTTTCAATAGCAAGGTAAAAATCGCTTCATGACAGCGACTTTAAGATGCCGCACGCTGTTTGATATCACTGTGACAGGCGTGCGAAATCACACCTCCAACAGCCGATTGCCATTCAATGATCTGGCAGGCCAGGCAGTGGCCACAGACCACGATTGGGTGCGCAGCCGCAACCAACAGCGCAACTGGGAAACACTGAACCAGATCTTGGCCCTGCGCACCTTACCAGAAAACACCACTGTGCCCGGGCATACTGATACCGATCAGGGTCGAGAATGGCGATTTGAGTTCGAAATCCCCAGCATCAGCAGCATCAGCGAAGGAGATAGACCCCTGGGCCTGCTGTTGCAAGATTGCGAAGCCGTGCCCATGATCACTGGCCTAACAGAAACGGCTCCACTCATACCTGAACTGCGTACCCGGCAACCCGATGTTAACATCTGGTTTGAGCTCGTTGACTAAATAACTGCATGAGTGAAACCACGGATCTAGAAAAGAAAAGCCTGGAAGCGCATGTGGACCTCTGCGCCCAGCGCTATCGCTTCCTGGAGCAGAAGTTCCAGGCGGTAGAAGAGAAGATAATGGAGCAAGGCACCGTTATCCGCGAAGTGCATGACATGGTCCATGGTATGTCGGAAAAGCGCACGGACCAGATCATGGGCTGGGGCATGGGCATAATCGCAGCGCTCACAGCCATAGTGGGCTATCTCTTGGTCACCTTCGTTATCAAGTGAAGATCAGCAGCCCTGAACTGCAGGCGCGCCTTGAGCAGCTGGCCCAGGAAGGCCTGGATCTCGTGAAGCACAACATGATCTGGCAAGAATCGGGCCGGTATCATGTGTTCGGAGAGTATGAGATATCTGTGACCACGCAAGGTTGCGAGCTTATCTGCAGCCGCAGAGATTCTCAACGATTCAGCGGTGTGAAGTCGGCCTTGGCCTGGTGCATAGCACACAAGTATCAGCGCCATGACGTGGCCCAGGAGATAGTGGAACTGGACCAGCGCCGCCAGCGCGATACCGCAGATCTCGAAGTGCGGGCACAGCTGGCACGCAGGCACACCAACGCAGATCGCCGTGAGACAGTGATGCTCAAGGTCGAACAGCGTCGCCAGCAGCTGAAGCTCACGGAAATGAGATTAGACAAATGCATAAATCTGGCTAAATACTGGCAGATACGAGGATTCAACAATGAAACTGCACGAACTGGACGCCCTGCGCCCCACAGAAAAAATCACTAAGACCTTGGCGGGA